GAAGTACGCACCGAACGCCGTTAACATTAAGACCTGCAACAGGTCTACATACGAATCTTTTACATCAAAGTTGAACTTGCCGACGCTGTCGAAGACCATCGTAAGGCAGAACAACACCATAAGAGAAATAAGGGTCATGGGTCGTATTAGCTTGGCAAGCTTGACATCGCTCGACATATCAGCCTTCCATCGCTCCGTGACGGTCTTCTGAAATTCTACCTCCGCGTCAATGCGTGCCTGAACCTCTACAGGATCTACGTCTTCCAGTCGTAGCAAGTTCTTTACCACTCCGAGTCCACCGCTGTCTGGAAGCAGGTCGCCCACTGTGTCCATAAGGTGTGGTGCTTTCTCTTTAATCCAAGCGCCCAGCTTGGTGTCTTTAATCTTCTCCATAGTACCATTCTTTTACGTCGAAACAAGGGCACGCCTTTCGCACTTCTGGCAGGTCGCGGTGCCCAACTACCTTTGCTTCTGGGAAAACGTGTGTAAGGGTGTCAAGGATGCTTCGCATGGCCTCTTTTTGTTCGGGCGTGCGGTTGTCCTCTGGGTCCCCTTTGGGATCAAGCCCTCCAGCGTAGCAGATGCCGATGCTGTTGGCGTTGAATCCTTTTGCGTGAGCGCCAGGAATAGACACGTCGCGCCCCGCCTCTACCGTTCCGTCACGTCGAATTACGAAATGGTAACCACAGCCTTTCCATCCGAACTTCTTGTGAAGCCGATCTATCCAGTCTACCCCAACGTCCATTGTGGCGTATGTGGATGTAGCATGTACTACGATAAGGTCAATGTGTCGTTCGATCATTAAAACTCTTCTTCTGTAGGTGTCCAATCTGAACCTGCTAAAATCGCAAGTATCTGTCCGTGCGTGTACTCTTCACTGCGTGTTGTAAGAGCAGCAATTGAAGCAGGCATATCCCCTTCGTACTTTACAAAGCTTTGCGTGTCAGCCAAGTTTTTTCTCAGCGTATCTGCTGATGTCTCCATGACCTCAGAGAAGTCGATTGTTCCTACCTCTGTGAGGTCAAACACTACGTAATGTCTGTCTTCGAAATGCATTATAATCCGTGTTTGGCTTTACTTGCATTGTAGTTTTGTAGAACCTGTGCAGCAGTAAGTTCTGCATCATACATAAGGCATTCGCCTATCAAGCCGTCGTAATAATAAGTTCGCTGGTCATCTGCTCCCTGACCAAAAGTTGCACCACTATAGTCTACTACATAACTGCCGCTTCCTGAATTAATAATTAATCCTGTTGTCTGCGCAACTCCATTAATGTAAATCTTACCGCCCGCTGCTGTTCTACTCCCGTCGTGAGTAAAAGTAAATTGCGCTGGATTAGTGGTGTGCGTCGTGGATGTTCGCCAATATTGTCTTTGGTTATTGTCATAACGCGCAGCGGCTGTCAGAACGTAGTAGGAATTAGCCGCATTCCAGCTTATATACAACCCTACAAATGAGTATTGGCTGCCGTACTCAAACGCACCGAACAGACACTGAGTCCCGTTCTTAGAATCGTGGTCGTAGAATGCAGACCACGTATAAGCATCAGCGAAGTTAGCAGGAACCATTGTGCTAGGCACAGAATTTAACGTGCCTGTGTAGTCGTTCGTTCCATCAAACTCAACCCACACACTACCACCAGTTGGCTGAACTACTCCGTTCCTGTACGTCAAGTTGTAACCTCCTGATCCTTGGTCAACAAGTTGTGTAGATGTTGCTCCTCCGGTCAAAGAGGCATCATAGTGATGCACAAGGTTTGAAGTAACTATGCCCGACGATGCTGCGGGTGCATCTATACCGCTAAACGCTGCGATGTCCGCCTTAGTTACATCGCTTATCTTAGACAGGTTAGCCCAAGAGGTGTCGTTTACTTTGTCTATGCCCATTACGAAATCTCTACCCAGTCGGGTGATGGTTTAAAGTAGATGAGTGCGTCCCCTCCTTGGTCGGTTCCTATGTGGTATCCGATGATGCGACTGTAGTGGGTAGCTGTCGTTGGGGCTGCTGCGCTAATGGCTCCGCTTGTTCCGAGCCAAAGTGGCGCACCGGCTGTTGCTCCTTGTGGCGGTTGGGCGTTGGTGTTGACCATTCCTTCAATCGTTAGCGTTGTGCCGTCCCACCAGCCTAGGAAATTTTTGGCTGACGAGCTGCTAGCGCTTGCAGCGGTATCGTTCATGAAGTCTCGCACCGTGTCAGTTCCCCCGGTTTGGCTTACGTCAAATATTCGGTTTTGGTCATCCACGACTTCGCTATCGCTGTACTTCAAGCGTTTTGATGTAAGGGTCAAACCTGTGGCAGTGCCATTAACTACAACCAACTCGTTTGCATCGTAGCTCGCGGGCGCATCGGAAAGGTCGAGGAATGAAGCGGCTGCGATTCGTGCGTCCACCGCTGAGTCGGTGTAACCAACCTTGGCTGTGTTAGCAGTAACTGACGTGTTGTTGGATACCTCAGTGTCAAAATCACTTATCGTACTAGCTGTTTGCGTGCCAGTATGGTACGCTCTGTCGAGCAGAATCGAGTCAGGGCTGTTGAGCGTTGCGCCCGTAGCAATGCCAGTTAGTTTAGTCCGTTCTGCGGTGGTGATAATAGCACCACTACCTGCGCTGGACACATCTGTGAGGTCAGTCACACTTGCTGCTGCTATCCTAGCATCCGCATCGCTATCTGTGTACAAATCAGTCGTCAGGGCTAATTGACCTGAACTGTCAGGTAAAATTGCTACGGTGTCAGCTGTGTTCCCTGAAGTCGGACGAATCCATTGCGTATACAAGCCGTCGTCAAACTTAAAGAACGCGCCCTGCTTAACTATGATGTTAGCTTCATTTGCCGCTGTCAGCCCGTCAATGTGCAATGCTGTGAACGCAGTTGTGCCACTGCTGTCAGTAGCAACTATAAACTCAATGTCACCAGGTGAGGTCTCAGTCAATACAACCTTCGTAATTCCAGTACTAACGGTTGCTTTGGTTGACTCTAATTTTAACTCACTATCAGTGCCACCCCCATTCTTGATTGATGTGTCTGCGCCTTCCTTCAGCAAAGAGTACAACAAATTCAACTTACCCGAGGGTTCCCAAGCCAATCCAGTCCACTGAAGTACGTCACCGCCAAATGGCGCCGCAGCGTCCACGTCGTCTATGTCATCCATGTCAAGGACGACTACACCAGTTTGACCATTGACTGAATCTACAGCGCCTCCACCCCCTGCTTGTGGTTCCCATTGGTTTCCGTCCCAGGTCAACACATCGCCCGTTGAAGGAAGTGCCGTGGTCGTGTCCACATCGTTTAGCACGTCAATAGACTGGCCGTTTACCGCCGTTACGTTTTCGACATACACCACGGTGACATAAGACTCGTCGCCAGTTGTTGACTGATTGTCTTTTACACTTAAAATCTGACCGCTCTCTAACGCCATAACATCATTAAGCAGAGGTGTCATTTCTCCCAATGGAGCTGTTACTTTATTGACTAAAACGGCACTACTGCCAGTTTCGTTATCTGTAAAGTATAACTCCACAACAGCTTGGTGATCCGCGTGAGAAAAATAAACTTGCTTGACAAGCGTCGTTGAAGCAGTCGCTCTTAAAGCAGTTGTAGGGGTCGTTGTTTGATTTAGCTCTACGAAAGCTGTTTTATATGAATTAGGCATAGTTATTTTTCAAGGAAAAAGTGAAACAGCTCGACATCAGTAGTATCTCCGCCCGCAGAAATGTTGTCCAAATCTACAGGTTCACTTACTTCTATGTAATCTAATTTTGTAGTGTGTTCAGCTACCGTGCTTTCAACCGCTGCGTTCTTCTGATACAGCAGTGTGGCGCCGCCACCGGGAGTAAATCCGCCATTACCTCCAGACGGAGGGCGGTTGGGATTTCGACCAGTGTCGTCTTGATCTTGTTCTATGGACAGCTCGCCTGAGTAACCGCAAACTAAAGCTTCTACGCGCTGGGCGTGGTCTTTCAGCTGTACCGTCAATGAGTGCGGTAAAAACGTCTCAGTGCCTGTGGATAGCTTTGATGTATTGAACTTCTTATAAGGTCTACAAATATCAGAATACTGTCCTGGGGCCTCTAGGCGTCCCCGTATAATGGTCCCTGAAACGGATTGTCGTGTTTTTGCACGAATATTCAATGCTCTTCCGGTAGTATAAAGACCTAGCGCAGTGTACATATCGGTATAGGCCATGTCGGATGTAGTAAAGCCGTCAGGGTGAAACTTTAAATTGTCCTGCCTTGACAACGGCGAAGCCGTGTCGCTAGGATGGCTTGCCCGATACCGTCCAAAGGTGCGGTTCCCAGAGTTCTCATACGAAGCGCCAAGCGATGTGGCGTTTAGAGATACCTGCTCAGACCCATATGCCGTTTGGCTGTGCGAAATATACCTGGCGTCATAATTCTCTGTACCATCGCCCAAAAAAACCTCGATTCCAGACAGCTGAAAAGAGCGAAGTACAGAATCGCTTTCGTTGTACTGACCATCAGTCGATGTAGATGTGCTTTTTGTTACGAGCGGCCAACTGGAGAATGAGAATATAGTGTTCTCTGAGGACGTACTGTTAACATCTGGATTTTGACCGTACAAATCTATCAAATTGTTCCAAGGGTAGTTGTGACCTATTTCGTAAAGCCTTAAATTAGGGCTTATTTGTATCTTTGTAAACGTGCCAGTCGCGCCTTCCGCAAGGGTTGGGTTCTCTATTTCTTCATCAAACCTGTAGATAAAGTGATTCCTTGACAAGTCTTCTATCAGAGCGTTTTCGTCATCAGGATCTTGCTTGAGGAGGGGTGGCGTATGGTACACGTGACTCAACTCCCAATCCTGAAGTATCTCGTCAGTAGTGCCCGAATCCTCATCGGTTAAGATGCTTGGGTCTGCGCCAATCATAACCTCCAGGAACGCAGTATCATAATTTGACTCGTCGTCTCGAACCCACGAATACTGTTCGTAGGTTTTTGGGTAGTAGTCTCCTGTAGTTGACGGCACGTCTAGAGCAACTTGGTTGCCTGACCCCCCTCCTGAAAGGTACTGAAGTGTTCTTACGCGTCGACGAAGCCTAAACCAATAGGTACCGTCATAGACCCTTACGTCCATACGTAAGACGGCTATATTACCCCTATTGTGGTTTTCAAATCCTGATCCAGAGGTCTCATAAGTAGCGTCTCCAGAGAAATGGAGCCTGAACGTGCCCCCGCTGTCCCCGTTTGGCATAGATATTTCGTCCACTATGCCGTTTGGCGGAAGGTTTGAGTAAGCGTTACTGGTAGTAATTACGTTCAACTCATCCGCCTGACCAGTGAAGTGGTTGACCCTATGAAGATAGGTTTCCATTTCAGGCCCATCATACCCAATTCCAGATCGAAACACCAAATCACTACCTGCGCCTTCGTGCGTCTGTCCAAATGACTCGATAGGGTACACTCCCCTACGAACCGCACCCAAAATAAAGTTAGCACCTATGTGGTCTAGGTACGTTACTTGGGTATCTGAGTCTTCGTCTGTCCCATTTGAGTTAAAAAGTACAGAATGACTTTGGGTGCCGTCAGAATTTAATGTCCAGTTGAAGTAGCCTATCGTGTCGTCGTCACCGTTGATGATTCGTTCCCTGTCGAAGATATGAAACCGTCCCTCAGACATGCAAAATGTCGCCCCTAATGAAGCGCAGATGTCAGAAAGCACTTCATACGTGGAGATGAATCCACTCCTTCGGCTTGGCCTCTTTCGTTCAAACTCACCACCCCTTGATTCGCTTGGTTTAGGACGGATGTAGAATGACTCCGATCGAAGCCAGTAATGGTCTAACACCGCGTCGGTAGAAGGAAACGTGTTGTACGTGTCGTTTACAGGGCGAACCAATCTGTGCTCGGTAAGCTGAGGGAAGTCGTGCCCCCCGTCTGTGCTTGTACCTTGCAGCTCGTCGTCTATAATGCCCCAGTGAGGAAGCTTTCGAATTACCTCTTGCAGCCAGTAGGTTAAGTTTTTCTCTCCTGAGTACAGGTCACCGTTTGATTGCTTAAAATCGACGTTTTTGAGAGCGGCAAACCCGTCACTGGCTGTAAATGTCGTCAGAATGTAGCCGTCACCAATCTCTTCGGTGGTCTCTTCTGGGTGGATGATGCCTGCCCATTCAAACTGCTCTTCTGTTGCGGTCTGACGGTACAGGCGAACAAACATGCTGAACTCTTCGTCTCCAAAGCATGCCGTTGTTATGTGGGTTCTTTGAACCTCGGTAAGATACGCCGAAAAACTCATTGAAGAGGACATAATTGGCTGCAAAACATTATTAATGTCTCCCTTCCAATCTATGGTAAAGCCAGGGTCCGCAATATCCATATCTGAAAAGGGCACAAAAGAGCCTTGGCCCACGATTGTGTTATCCCAGATTTCCAGACGGTACGAAAACCCGTCGATGACGTTGTACGTCGTATTTACTATTCTTCTAGCCATAAATTCTGTCTAAAGCCGTTGCTCCTCGTCGTGTTCCAAGCACAATGTCGGATCCGCTTAGGTAGCCTTGAGTTCTCAGGCCGCCTGCTTGCGTGCTTCTTGTGAAACCGCCCAACCCTGAATTCCCAAGTGCAAAGTTAACAAATCCAGCATCCTTTATCGCTCCAGCGGCTGCTCCAATATTACTTCCTGCTGAGGCAATGGTCACCAAAAGCGCAATGATTCCCCAGGCAATGGCAAGGGCGGCAAGCTTGGTTATCAACGCAGTTATAGCCGAAATAAGAGACCCTTTAATCGCCTTAGCGAATCGCTCCGTGCCTTCTACAGCCGCAACGATAGATGAGCTAATTGCATTAGCGAAGGTGTCTCCTATAGCCAGTGATACAGACTCTATTTCTGACACCCTCTGATAGAAGTCTTCTAAAAACTGATCAACATCAGCCCCCATCATCTCAACAAAGCCCTCAGAAAGCTGTGGAGCAAAAAACACGTCGTTCAAGTCGCCGACAGCCTCAAGTCGATCCCTAAACGCCTTTGTAAGCGCCTCATTCGCTAGAAGCGACTGACGGTCCGCTTCACTTGCCTTTCCCGTTGCTTGAATCTGATCGTTTATCCTAGTTGTAAGGTTTGCGTGAATCCGCTCTAGCTCACTTATTGACGCAGCGTACCGATTAGACAGGTCGTCGATTTCGGCTATTTCTGGGTTTAGCTTGAAAAATTCTTTTGCTAAATTGCCAGGCCACGGTTTATCGGCTTTTTGACCCGTCTTGTCAAAAGTCTCTCCTACAAGCTTTAAAAGCGCCTCTACGCCCTTTAGCTCTTCATTTAAAGACTTCAGGTTGTCAGGGTCAAAAATTCCTGTTTTGCCATCTGAAAGCGCCTCTTTTTTGGCCGATTCGATGCGGGCAAGTATCTCTCGTCGCTGTTGCAGAAGCTCATTAACCGTCCTCGTCTCAACAGTTTCCTCACCCCCTGTTCTTTTACCAGCACCCTCTCCGGGAAGCGCTCCAAAAAAGAGACCGCCAAAATCTCTAGCAAACTTCTCAGCTTCTATCCTTTCGTCTCTCCTGGCTTGTGCGGCTCGCTCTACTTCGTTTGCATAATCAGATTGCGCGGACTTTAGGTCGTCTATTTTCTGCGTTAGGTCGGCTATTTGGCTATTGTAGCTAGACCCCACGTTAGAAGCTCTTAATTTGTCAAGCTTTTTTTGAAGCCTTTCAATCTCGAACTGAAAGCTTACAAGCTTTTCTAGCTCTTCTTTTTTAACAAATTCCTCTTTAGCAACTTCTTTCATTGCTTCACTCGAAGCGTAAGCCTTACGCCTGAGATCGTCCATGCTCATGGCTGCGGCATCAGTTTGCTCAGTCATAAGAGCTATGCCCACAACGGCAGTACCTATGATTGCGGCTAAAACCTGAGCGGCAAGCCCTACTGGGCCGAAGGCCAAATAGAGACTACCCAAGGCAAGACTCAAGGCTCCAATCGCTGCTAACAAAGGCCCTGCAATAGCAACAAAAGCCGTAAGGCCCACAACAATCTTCTTCAAAGGCTCTGGCATCCCAGCAAACTTTCTAAGCAAATTTGCTATGTTACCAGTTATAAGCCTAATTGTGTCTCCAAATTCTGTGGTAAACGCAATACCAACCTCTTGCGCGGCTGATTTAACACGTTTGAATGATGCGGACAGCGAATTGTCAAGAATAAGGGCAAATTCGTTTAGGAAGCCTCCAGAGTCAACAATCGTGTCTCTTAACTCTGTAAACTCTTCTCTTAAACCTCCCAATGCCGCTGCGGGACCAGCTCCACGCAGCCCAAATTGCTCTAATTCTTGTGAAAATCCCCTAGTAGGGTCAAGCAACTGCTCTATAGCTTCTGCGGCAGTGTACCCGTCCTTTCCAAGTTGCGCTAAAATGCGACGGAGAGCGGTACCGCCACGGCTCGCGTCAAAACCACGGTCAGCAAGCAAACCGAGGATTGCTGCTGTGTCTTCAAGTGTAAGACCATACACGGCAGCCTCGGAACCTACGTAATTCAGCGATGAGGCCAGGTTTTCAGCGTTTAGGGCTGTGTTTGCGGCTACAGAGGCAAACAAATTACCCACATACGCCGCCTGTTCTTGCTCTGAACCAACATCCTTAAGGCTTGTGGCAAACCTGTTCATAGTCTTAACCAGGAACTCTCCAGCGGTCGCTAGGTCTTGGTCCATGGCTTGAGCAAACTTCAATATAGTGCCCTGAAGATTCTCTATCTCAATATCGCTCTTACCCAGTTTGGCTAAAGAGAGCTGCAAATTACTAACTTCAGCTGCCGTAAAGATGGTTGAGGCACCAAGTTCACGCGCAGATTTTGTAAGTTTTGTAATATTCCCCTTCGGGTTAAGGGCTTGAATCTTCCTCTGAGCTAACTCAAATTCGGTCGCCACCTTGACAGCAGCTCCTGCCAGAAGAGCCATCGGAATTGACAGTGTTGAGGTGATTTCCCTGCCCGATCGCGATGCCGCGCTGCCAAAGGTCTTCAGCTTTCGAGAAGCGCGGTTCATTGCACGCTCAAAGCCCTCCGTATTAAATACTATCGAGCCTTTTACCGTAAATTGATCTGTAGCCATTAGAAGTCTCTGCTAAAGTTGTCGTATAGTTCTTTTGCCAGCTCTTTCGTTGCACGCGGCTTCTTCGCTTGCAGATAAGGGTGGAAGTCTTCTGGCTTGAACCTCTTTCCCTTTGAAGCATTTATGTTAGCCAGTAATGACATAGATGCCGCCGTGTGATTCCACGACAGCTCGTCAGAAACTATAAGGCCCCTACATACGGACGAGACCTCGGCCAAGGTCATGGTCCAAAAGGATTCTGGAGGAACCCCCCTTCGGATACATTCGTGATAGAATTCACGTATCGAAGGAAGGTCCTCCTTATCCTCGTCCGTTACTTCTTTCCCGCCTCGCCAGTTTCAGCATTCATTGCCTCACTAACGGCGTCTGAAATGTGTTCCAGCTGTCCTGAATCGAGCATTTCGGCGATGAAGAATTCCTTATCAGATGTGAAGCTCTTTCCAGAGTATACACATGAGTTCACTACGCTGTAGTAAGCGATTAAGGGTACCGCTGTGAGTGGGTCCTTGTTGACCCATTTGTCGAAATCCTTGAGTTCTACTCCTTCGTTCTTAAGCAGCAGTCGCAAGGCATTCATGGTGAAAAGGGCGTTCTGGTCTTTCTTCTTGAACTTGACTTTAAACTCCCCTCGAAAATTATTGGATAAATCCATGTGGTTGATTAAGGGTAAAAAGGGGCGACACGACCTTCGCGCCGCCCCATGACAAAGTTAACTATTAGGCAGCGATTTCCTTGTACAACTTACCGTAGCCTCGGAAAGTAGCACTGTATGTTGCGATATCGTCTACACCGCCAGTGAGTGAGCACGACTCGATCAAGGCTTGGCCTACGTATGAAACAACACCTGCGTCGTTGCCCAGGCTATCGTCTCCAATCTTGGTTGTGAATCGAACCAAAACATACTTTGAGTCCTTCGCCAAGTCCAACAACGTAACAGGGCTTCCTGTGTCGCCGTTAGTGTTCGCGGTGAGGTCGATCAGACCGTCGATAGAGAACGTGTAAGAGAACGCGCCAGAAGCGATGTAGTTGGTTGATGAGCCTACTCCGTCACGAGCGGCAACCTCGTTAATAGTGTTCGAAGCGTCGAGCGTAGTCGTCGTTGCGGCAGCCAACAAGTCGGCAGCAGTCACGCTGAGTGCTGTCAGGTCTCCGCCAGACGCTGTCGCAAACCCAACAAAGTCGTTGCTAGAGTCGTGAACGAGAACCTTGCCGTCTGACAAAGACGTGCCTGTTGCGTTAACAGCCCCTTCAAAGAGCTGGAGTGGAGACGTAGAGCCTCCGTCAATGGCATAAATGCCTAATTGATTTGATGCTAATGTAGCCATGATTGATTATTGTTTAGAATCCTTTTGCTATTAAATATTTCATTACCTGTGTAAGCTCCTTATTCGCCTTTGCAATCACCGTTGGTGTTTTCTGAGCAAAAATACGATAGAAAGGAACTCTTTTCTTTTTACTGATTTGTCGAGCAGGTCGCGCAAAGAAGTGCGCACGCCAGCCGCCTGTTTTTCCTTTTGTCTTTGGCAATACTTTGCGACCGTAAACCTTCTTTCGAAGCCCTTTAATCTTGCGGTTTCCCATTGGTTTGTCAAAACCGCCAGTCTTACGGTCGACGTATTGATACATCTGGCCTTTGTTAAACGCGCTTTGCCATGGGTTGACAGATCGCTTTAGAGCATCGTCAATTAGCGACTCAGCTTCTTTAGTCCCAACCTTGCGAGCCATATTCCTAAGCTTTGTTTCAAGCTCCTTGATTGACTCTTTCTCGATAACGAGACGCACTTGACTTCTAGGTATTGTTGCCATCACTTTGCTATTTTATAAAGTAAAGGAACATCCACTCGATTGATAAAGTTTATCCTATTGTAGTTAGTTGTTGGTCCTAAGTTTGCCAATATTTTTAAAGTAG